TTTTATCACCTTCAGAACAAGATCAATCAAGTTTAGGATAATGTTTAAACCAGCTTTTCCATATAAAGGTAATCAACTCATTCTAACTTCAGATAGAGTTACTCTTCATGCAAAGAATGATGCTATATTTTTATTTGGTAAACAAGCTGTAGGACTTTCTTCAGTAAATACAATTAATTTAGATGCTGGGACTAAAATTATATTAGCAGGTCCAGTTATAGAATTAGGAAATAATGCTAAGGATTTAGGACAAGCTATACCTTTAGGGACTAACTTAAATTCTCAACTTACTGCATTGGCGCAAGGATTAAAAGCAACAGGAGCTTTTCTTGCACAATCTTCTGAATCTAATTTAGGTGCTACAATGCAAGCAATAGCTTCGGCTGGTGACTTATTAGATAAAACAGCAGATCTTTTATTAACTGCTACTGGAGCAGGAAACCCTGACTTATCTAAAATATTATCTAAAAATACATTTACTAGGTAATGGCAGACGAGAATATAAATATTAATCTTGATGAGTTTATAGGTCCTGTTGGAATTACTCAAGCAGAAGGAGATAAAATAGCTCAAGAAGTAACTAAAGCTGATACTCGTCGTCAACAAGAGGCTCAAAAAAGATTTGAATCTGGTTGGGTTAATTTTGGTAATAATAGACTAAACATCAATACAACTACTGCTAAAGGTTTAGAAAAGGCTTTAGGTGTAATAGCAAAATTCTTGATGAAGGTTCAAGGTAAAATAAACCAAATATTTTATGGAAAAATTGAACAGCCTTCATCTAATCTTATAAGAAGACTATTAAATAGAGGGCTAATTAATTTGTTAGGAGATCTAGCTTCGGTAAACTTTTGTGATATATTTAATTATTCTCTGAATCAAATTCCTGATGCAAAGTCTTTTGATCCTAACCAAAACCCAGAAGAGTTAACAGGATTAGAAAGAAAAAAATGGAAGCTACAAAAAACAGCTTACGATGTACAAAAATTTATAGACCAATATTATATTGACTATGCAGATAGTACTAACCCTGAAAGTAAGGTAGGACTATTTTTATTGATTCAGAGTATTAATGAAAGTTTGTCTAGTACTATATTAAGCCCTACAGAAGGTCTTAACGATCCAGCAATAAAAGAAAACTTTCCTCAAACTTCTGTAGCTACAAACTTCTTACAAAATTCATTAGGCTTTCTTAACAAATATACAGATCCTAGGCAAATCCCTTCTGAAGATGTACAGAGAATATTAAATTTTATTGATGGTACTAGACGATATTGTATATTAATACAAGGTTTAAATAATCCAAAAGATATAGTAGCATTTGTAGATAGTTCATTAAATACAAATATTCAAGAATCATTAACTGAGTTATCTAGACTAGTAATCAATCCTAACAAAGCTGTCCAATTATTAAAATCAATAATGAAGACTGCAAATGACATTAATAGTGTAGGACAAAAAATATTAGGCTATATATCCACATTACAATTTATAGTTAGACTGTGCATTATTATAATAAGAATATATAATATTATAGCTGCATTCCTACTTGCCCTTCCTGTTCCAAATTTGTTTACTACTGCTGGTGTTACTACTACTTTGTCAAGTAGATATCAGGAAAATATAAAAGAGAGAGGAGAAAAGAAATTGATTAAAAGACTACAGCAAGTTTCTTTCATTATAAACTTAATGGCAATAATAGTAAGTAGTTTAGTAGCAGGAATTACAAACATTATTGCTAGATTAAAGTTAATATATTTAAACCTTCAAGCTTGCGTAAATGTTGATGATGGATTAAAAGAAGAGTTAAGAACAACAATAAATAACTTATCTGCTACCGCAGGTAAACTACAACAGTTTTTAGATAAATACAATGACAAGCAAGAAGATGGAACAACGCAGTTTGGCAAGTATATTATTCAGATTGTAACAGAACAAGTGGTAGATGAAGGTATTAATTTAAAAAGACGATACGGTATAGCTAGAGACACAAATGGTTATATTGTGGTACAATCTACACCTACATTTGCTTCTCTAGACCTGATTATAATTAATGAAGTAAAAGCACTTCTAGTATCTAAAGGACTAGTTACCGCTGGAACCTCTACTCTTTCTGTAGAAGATCAAATAACAATACTTGATACTGCTAAATTTTTAGGAGAGGATCCGCTTAATCTAGATAATATTCAGTTAAATATATCAGATATAGAAGGGCTGTCTGACCAAGATTCTGAATTAGGTCTTTCATCCTTTGTAAATGACCTACCAGGAGGTAAAGCACTTAGAAGAAGAGTTAGAAAGCTACTTCTTAAAAACTCACAAAACCTAGGAAATAAGTTACAGTCTACAGATCCACAAGGAAAATTCTCATCTGGGATAGTAAAACAACAACAGTCTGAAAGAAATAAGTTACAAATAGAGGATCTTCAAGACAAGATAGGCGTATGGAAAAAAGAAATAGCTTTAGCAGCTACTCAAGGTCCATTAGGCCTAGTTGTAGTAAGGGATAGGATTAAAAAGATTAAAGATGCAGAAAAACAAATCCAACAGCTCAGGCAAGGATAAAATATATAAGGCAAAATATTTATAAGATATGGCACAAATTGATGCACTAAGAAAGCTAATCCGTGAAGAACTCCGTCAGGTTCTAAAGGAAGAACTACCTAAAATACTTAAGGAGGTACAAGCTCCTGTGGTAAAAGATCCTAAAAAGGCGCTTCAAGAACAAGTTAAGGCTAAAATTCCTGGTACTTTAAATACCCAGGCTAGTAGGCCTCAAATAAAGTTTGCTTCCAATAACCCTATGGCGGCCTTCTTGAATGATACTGCCAAAAACATGTTGAATGAAGATTTTTCTATGACCTCAGATAATGTGCACCCTGCGATGGCCTTCCAGCCTAACCAGGTATCTGTCGGATCTGTAGAAGGAATGCTTGGTTCAGCTAGACCTAGTTCAAACTTGGCTGCTGTACAAATAAATGAAGTGCCAGACTTTACTGGCTTAATGAGTAAATTGAAAGAGAAAGGAGCTATCTAATGGCATACGGACTAAAGAAAATATCAGTAGTAGACCTTAGACCATCAACAGGTGTTGGTGTCAAAATCCCTTTTGATGCTGAAAACGTATTTTCTACCGTGTACACAACCAAGGATCAGACTAAATATAACTTGATCAACTTTTTACTGACTGATCCAAGAGAAAGACCTTTCAACCCTACTTTTGGTGCTGGCCTTAGAGCTAGACTGTTTGAACAAATTGACCAGGCTACTTTTGAAGATATTAAAGAGTCTATTAGAACTCAAATTGAGGCCAACTTTCCTAATGTTCAGATAGTAACATTAGATATTATAGGAAACCCAGACTATAACTCTATCAATATAAAATTTAGTTATCGCCTTTTAAGATCAAATGAAAATGATTCGGTCACAGTGGCTATACAAAATATATAAAAATGCTGAACCAGGTAGACATAAAATATTTAAATAAAGACTTTACTTCGTTTAGGTCTGACCTAATTGAATACGCTAAGGCTTATTATCCAACAGTCTATAATGACTTTACTCAGGCTTCTCCTGGTAGTATGTTTATTGAAATGGCTTCTTATGTAGGAGACGTTTTGTCATTCTATCTAGACAATCAGATTCAAGAGACTTACTTACAATATTCAAAGCAGAAAGGTAACTTATATACTATGGCCTATATGTTAGGTTATAGACCAAAGGTAACTTCTGCCGCCACAGTAATGTTAGATGTTTATCAACAGGTTCCTTCTATAACTTCAGGATCTAGTGTAAGCCCAGACTTTACTTACGCTATGACTATTGAACAAGGCATGCAAGTTAAGTCTAATGTAGATAGCTCTGTATTGTTTTATGTGCCACAAAAAGTTGACTTTACAACCTCGTCTTCGTACGATCCAACTACTGTAGAAGTTTATACGATTAATGGGTCTAATGTTCCTACGTCGTATCTTCTAAAGAAGAGTGTTCAAGCTATATCTGGTCAAGTAAAAACACAAACATTTACATTTGGTGCCGCTCAAAGATTTGCTACAATAAACTTACAAGACAGTTCTATTATAACTATTCTTGATGGAAAAGACTCTAATGGTAATACTTGGTATGAAGTACCGTATCTTGCTCAAGATTATATATTAAAGCCAGTACAAAATACTGCCGCTAACTATCCTAGCCTTTATCAATATCAGAATCAGGTTCCTTACATGATTCAAAAGTTAACTGTTCCTAGGCGTTTTGTGTCTAGATTCCAAGTAAATGGATCTTTAGATATTGAATTTGGTTCAGGTATAAACTCAGTAGCAGATACTGCAGTAATACCTAATCCTAATACTGTCAGTGTTGGATTAACTGGTGGAGGTTTAAGTACTCTATCTAGTTCTTTTGATCCTACTAACTTTGTAACTACTCAGACTTATGGTCTTGCTCCAAAGAATACTTCTATCACATTCCAATATCTTGTAGGAGGTGGTGCCTCTTCAAATGTATTAACTGGACAACTTACTGAAATAGTGTCTTATACTGTATCTGGAAATACTACTTATCAAAATACAATTGTTACAAACAATCCTGAACCTGCCGCAGGCGGTGGAGACGGTGATTCTGTAGAACAGCTTAGATTTAATATAGCAGCAGAATATCCAACTCAGCTTCGTGCTGTTACTCAAGAAGATTATCTTGCTAGAGTAATGTCTATGCCTTCTCAATACGGTGAAGTAGCAAAAGCGTATCTTACAAAAGACGATGCTACTTTTAGAAACTATATGAATCAAGATCCAGGACAAAGAGATCCTCTATCAATCAGTTTATATGTGTT